TGCTGACCATAGATATACGATTGATCCTCAGAATAATACTATTCCACAGAGAGTCTCACGGAGTAGATTTGCATACCGTATACCTCAGAAGATTACTAATGCTTTGACTATCCGCATGGATGTGGAGAAAGGTAAGGCAGGATATGATAATGCATTTGGTTTCTACCTAGCAGATAGCAGTGGTCCTAAGTGGGGCAAGATTGTTGTGCCTAGTGCTAAGAATGCTGCACAGGGTGGTGGTAACGAGACTAGCACCATTGTGCTGAGCACATCTGAGTTGCAAGCATATGCTGGTGGCACCATGGGATTCTTCCTGTTGTCTGATGGTGCAAATCAGAATAGTTTGAGTGTCAACCAAACGTTTACCATAAGCTCTCACTCTAGTGGTTATGGTCCTGGTTTCAGAGGCAATGGTATTGATACTAAGGAAAATGATTATGTGCTCTTCTCAGATAAGGAATGGAATCCTGAAGATAAGAAAGACTACACCAAGTGGAAGGGTCCTAACAAACAGATGTGGGAAGACCTTATCGATGGTGACGATGACTATGATGATCTAATTCTCTGGCATACTGTAGAGTTTACTGCTTATCCTGGTTATGTATACGAAGGTATACAGTGCTGGGTGTATGCAGATGATAGACCAGCGCCTGTCATGATGAAGATTGATTTGTCTAATCCATGTGATCCTCAGGCATTTACGAAAAGTTTTAAGGACGTTGTGTTGCAACGTCAAGAGTGTGGTAACTTTGCACCGCTTGTGTTTGGTGAGTGGGATGAAAACAATGAGTGTGGTAAATGCACAGGTGCTTACACAGTCTCACAAGGACGTGACCAAACTATTACTACGATCACAGGTGGTAACTTTAGAGTTAAATCTTTTGGTGGTATTACTGGTGGTAGCACAGGTGATTGCATCAGATTCAAAATGCGAATGCAGAAGAATGGAAGCACGATATTTTCCTCGCGGTATGATGCTGGATCATGGCCGAGTATTGGGCAAGACCTCTATGATAACGTCATTTCACTCTCCGCTGGAGACAAACTTAACTTCAGATTGGAGGACATTATTACTGGTCCTCCTACAGGTAGTATCACACCATACGTTGCTCTATGGAATGTAGATACAGGTAAGTTTGAAATGAATTGGGGTCTGCAGTTGACTACAGCAGCAGGTGACACACCACTCAGTCCTAGGATGATGTCAAACCCTGAGTTACCTAGTATTGCTTCAAACTCTGGAGCAATTCAAGGATTTGATATGCAATTCTATCCATCCTACGGATCTCAGATCAATGCCAAAGCAGATGGTAAACTAAGAGCAGGTAGTTACAGTGGTGATGCATGGCATCAGACTTCTAGAGATAATAAGAAGTCCTCTGGTCCTAAGCAAGCATCTACTAAGGTGTATGAAAGCAACGCAAGGGTGTCCATGCATGGTTTGCTACAGAGCAATCCTGAAGTCTTGGGTGGTGCGGATAGAGATACTTTCAACCCATTGATACCTAACATTACCAATGGATATATCGACACAGGTTATCCTGAGGATCCCTCAAGTGAATATCAGAGTGGAGACTTCAAAGGTTATCGCATTCAGGTGCTGGGTGGTGACTACGGTGATCTATTAAGAAGACATTTGATCACACGCTTCGATGAAGTTGGTGGCACATTTGCACAGCGTGGACAGTTTATTGGTAACGCTCCTGTTTGTTTTGCTAGGAAAGAAAAACCATGGTATGAAGTTGCTAACGTCAGGGCAGCAGCGGCGTCAACATTTGATGGGTCAACAAATAATCCACAGACATTTGACTTCTTCAATGCAAACACATTCATTCAGGATTATTATCTTGATGGCAGTGAGTTTGAGAATGATGCAGTATATGATCTAGCATCAGCGACTGCAGTGCAAGCAAAGGTTAGGATTGCGTTTACCTTCTACTCCACCAAGGCAATCCCTAACGAGGAGGGTAAGGCAGAAGGCGGGTCTTCCAACCCCGAGAGGTGGTTGTGTGCCATCACCCTCCTAGAAGTGCTACAGGCGGGCATAGGATACTCTGAGGGACAGGAGTTTGATCTCTACTGGCCACCCAAGAGATATAATCCTGGTGAGCAGTCCGTTGATGCTGCATACAATGCAATGGAAGACGAAAACACGTCACCATACTACCCAGACATGCAGGGTAACTTCAAACTGCCTCGTAAACTTGCTGCCTTCTACGAGAAGAGTCAGCAGAAGAGAGCAGCGAAAGAAGCATTCTATCAAGAGTCACATAACAAAAACTCACCAGTATGGTATACTAGCTCTGATAGAGACAAACATCGTGTCAAATTCAAACTAATCATCACACAAACAACTTAACTATGGCAGGTTTTGGCAATGCAAGAGAGGGATGGGCGGAGAGATCCATGGAAAAAACATCCCGTGAGTTGAGAGCACTCAGAAAGGTCATCGAAAAATACAAGGACGATCCTAAGGGTCGTAAGAAGATGATGAAGAAGATGCAGAAATACTGGAAGTCTAACCTTTCAGTGGTGCATGGTATGGACAATAAACCTGGCAAGACTCAGGCATTTGGTGGTGGGTTTGTGCCAGTTGGCATGCTAGAAGATTTGGAGGCAGTCCAGAAAGCAATCGCTCCTGCTGAGGATGCTAAACCTAAAGAAGATATTACAAATCCCGAAGAAAATCTAACGACTGGACAAATGTCAGAGATTCGTGATATACTATCTAAGACCAAAGGAGCAGACCATGATCAACCTTCATCAGAAGTATAACCATTATCTAAACACAGATAAGTTACTCGACTGTGCGGAGGTCCATGAGCGGGTCATCTCTTACGGGTGGACAGATGATGGAAAGGACTTAACTGGATACTATGTGTTGACAGAAACCCATGCCTTATACTATGATCTGTCTGAGCAGTTGATCGAGAAGGTTAAGCGTTGTCCAACTGGCACAAGGGCTTGACACTTCAAGATTTTTCTGTTATAAATAACCATTCGTGACTAAGGTTACGGATTGTTACAAAATCAATACGGGGACAGTCGAATCCCCTAACATCTGTGGGTAAACACTCCACAAGAAAAACAAACGAGGTAAAATACCAATGATCAAAACTGCAATCGCAACTCTCGCTGCCACCGCAGCAATCGTGGCACCGTCTGCTGTAATGGCAGGTCCGTATGTCAACGTCGAAACCAATGCTGGATGGACTGGCGCAGATTACACGGGCGCAAATACAGATTTCCATGTGGGTTACGAGGGTGCTCTTGGTGAGTCCGCTTCATACTACGTCCAAGGTGGCGCTACTCTGGTTTCCCCTGATGGTGGAGAAAGTGATACTGTCCCTTCTGGTAAAGCAGGTCTGGGTGTCAGCGTGACTGATGCACTGGGTGCTTACGGTGAAGTTTCTTTCATCGGAAGTGGCGATGACAACATCGACCGTGGATACGGTGCTAAGGCAGGTTTGAAGTATTCCTTCTGATATATAACTTAGACGGAATCTGATGCTCCGCTGATGGGTCCTTCGGGACCCTTTTTTATTCACCTCACTCATATTACGATGGCAAAACCTGGAAACACAGCGATTTACACGAGACCTGGATGCCCTTTCTGCACAAAGATTAAGGAAGTCTATAGAATGAAGGGATACCCCTTTGCAGAATTCACATTAAATGTTAACTTTACAAGGGAGCAATTCTATCAAGAGTTTGGTCCTGGTTCTACCTTCCCTCAAGTCTTGATCAATGGACGGAAGATGGGTGGTTGCACCGAAACTGTCAAATACCTCAGGGAAAACAACTTACTGTGAAGACAAAGGACACCAGTGAAATCTACCAACTCGTTGAGAGAGCACTCGATGAAGCAGTGCTCAACGGTAGATTCTTATTCAAAATGTATACCTACCTCAAGGCAGGCAAATGGACGCGAAGAGAGACCAATGAATTCATTGAGTCATCCACAGCGGCACAAGTTAGTAACGCAGTTGAGGAATTAAACGGTTACATTAAAGGGGGTGACAAGCAACTACGCGAAGCGTATGGGCACATCCCTAAACCAAAAGCAAGAAAGATTCGTGACTATCTCTATGGTATTCTTGAGGACGCTTGGAAATATCATGCAGAGAGAAAACCAGGCAGGAAGAAAAATGCTAAATAATTTACAAGACATATAGGAGGCGACATGGCTGATCTTTCTTTTCTCTACATCGCTTTCTTCCTGACCCTAGGATCCTTCATCTTAGGGTTTGTTGCGTCTTGGAATCTGAAAGCTGTTTACGACGAGTGGAAAGAGCGAGCAGAGTATGCTGCTGTTGTTATGCACCCTGAGATGCAGGGTGCTGATGGCATGGCAGACCCCGCTGATCTTCTTTACTTGCGTTTCACAGAAGAAGATGATATTATGGAAGACGATGAGTGAATGTAAACCTATTTCTTAAACTATGAAACTGATGATTTCTGAAGTGCTTCAGAAAGCACATAATGCTAAGACTAAAGCAGCAAAGATCAAGATCTTGCAAGAAAACAATACCCAAACACTGAGGTCTGTCTTCATCATCAACTTTGATGAAACTGTTGTCCCTCGTGTGCCTCTAGGAGAAGATGTCCCTTACCGTCCTAACGAAGCACCTAAAGGCACTGAGCATACCTTGCTTGAGAAAGAAGGCAAGAAACTCTACCGCTTCTTTAAGGGAGGAGATGATACTCTCCCCACCATGAAGATTGAAAGCATGTTTATTCAGATGCTTGAAGGACTGCATGAGAGTGAAGCAGAAGTCCTTATCAAAGCAGTAAACAAAACCCTGCATAAGAAGTATCGTATTACTCAAGCCGTGGTGAAGGAAGCTTTTCCTGGTATTGAGTGGGGCGGACGGTCGTGAGTAAGATCAAAACCATCCAATCAGATTGTCCTGCAACAGCGGCAGATGATAGATCTCTACCCTACACTGCCTACATTGTCTGCTATCTCATTGATGGCGAAGAGCACTACGATATTGTTAGTAGCTCTAAGAATGTAGATATATTTGACCACTACTGGGACAAGTATAAGAAAGATTTTAAGTGGTATAAACAGACAGAAGGCAGAATTTCACCTAAACTATGGCAAGATCCAAATTCACCAAGTCCAAAGAAAGGAAAATGAATAAAGATCAAGTGTATTTTGATCCACGACGTGCTGGTGAGCAGCAAGTTGAAGACATCAAAGCAGCAGTCGATGCTGCTATGAAAAAAGATGAGGAAGAGCAAGAGAAAATCAATAACATTGAGACAGGTAAAGCAATCGTAGCAGGACTTGGCACTCTCTTGATCTCTCCATTGGTCCTTATGTTTGTATGGAATCTTTGCATTCCTGCACTCTTTGGACTCCCTGTGCTAACATACTGGTCAGGCATGGGACTAATTATTATTTCTCGCCTACTTTTCCAAAAGTATGACTAATTATTCTGATCCGATCCAGCATTCTTCTAAGGTTTGCTTGGTATCTGTGACTCCCGATGCCGAAAAGCATATGGGATACGTTGCTCGTGTAAGCAACCCAAAAAATCAAAACAACCCTGAGGTTGCTGGTCTATTGCGTTATTGTATTAAGCATGGACACTGGTCTGTGTTTGAGCAAGCACACATGACTCTTGAAATCAATACTACAAGAGGACTGGCAGCACAGATTTTGAGGCACCGTAGTTTTACATATCAAGAATTCTCTCAACGCTATGCAGATACAAATCTGTTGAGTGAAACTATTGAGGTGCCTGACTTGCGTCTACAAGACACAAAGAATCGTCAGAATAGTATCGACGGTGTGTCACAAGACCAGAAAGCTTTTCTCCAAGGTCGCATCCATCAATACTTTCTTGAGGGGATGGATCTTTATAATGAATTACTCCGTGAGGGAGTGGCAAAAGAATGTGCAAGGTTTGTGCTTCCTCTTGCTGCGCCCACTCGTATTTTTATGACAGGATCTGTGCGCTCTTGGATTCATTACATTGAATTGCGCTGTGCTAATGGCACACAGAAGGAGCACATGGACATTGCTGAGTTGTGTAAACAACACTTTGCATGTCAGTTTCCTACTGTTGCTAAGGCACTTGACTGGTGTCCTGACACAGATGAATGCGGATGTCCCGAAGGTTGGGACGACTTACAACCATGCTTGAGGATAGACTGATGCCTACATACAATGTAAAGAATCTCCAAACTGGAGAGAAAAAAGAATTGCGAATGTCAATGGTTGAATACAGCCAATGGCGTGAAGATAACCCCGACTGGGATAAGGACTGGCAGGCAGGTTTGCCTGGCACCGTATACGGTGATCCTAAACAGTCGGACGGATTCAAAGAAGTAATGTCCAAAATACAGGAGAAACATCCTAGGGCAAACTTGTCCCGTTACACCTAAACCAACACTCTATGCCTACATCTGTAAAGTCCAAGACCCGTCCTCTCCCAAAGTCCAAGAGTCAACGTCGCTCTATGAAATTGGAGACCATGACAGCAAAGCAAATGAGAAGAAAGAAACCTATCAATCTTGAGCACCTAAAGGATATCAATCCGCTCACTGACAATCAAGAAACTATCTTTAACTCCTACGCTGAGGGAAAGAATCTTGTATTGCATGGTGCTGCTGGCACAGGTAAGACATTCATCAGTCTTTACCTTGCATTGCGTGAGGTCTTAGATCCACAGACTCCATATGATAAGGTATATATGGTCCGCTCACTGGTCCCTACCAGAGAGATTGGATTCTTGCCAGGAGATCATGAAGACAAAAGTAATCTTTATCAGATTCCTTACAAGAATATGGTAAAGTATATGTTTGAGATGCCAGATGACAATGCTTTTGAAGCGTTGTATGATAACCTTAGAGCACAGGAGACTGTCTCTTTCTGGTCCACCTCATTCATTCGTGGCGTTACACTTGACAGGTGTATTATAATTGTAGATGAGTTTAGCAATCTCAACTTCCATGAGCTTGATTCTATTATCACTCGTGTTGGTGAAGATTCTAAGATCATCTTCTCTGGTGACTATACCCAGTCTGATCTCGTGAAGAGTAATGAGCGCAACGGTGTGCTTGACTTCATGAAGATCCTACAGTCCATGCCATCCTTCGACTGTGTTGAGTTTGGTATCGAAGACATAGTTAGATCTGGTTTAGTGAAAGAGTATCTTGTATCTAAAATTAACATGGGAATGTGAATGACTTTTAATTATGTGGGTCCTGCTGCTCCTCTTGCAGAGTTGGAGAGCAGGACTCTTCCTCACGGAAGGTTTTATAAGACCGATGATGGTTGGATGCCTAGCGTCACTACTGTTGTCGGTCATAATACTAAGGCGGGTATACTTGCATGGGAGAAGAGAGTAGGTTATACTGAAGCAGAGCGAGTCCGCCGTGCTGCATCGTGGCGTGGCACTCAATATCACAACATCGTCGAGCACTATCTAAACAATGAATTGGAAAAAGTTAAAGAGAGCAAGGGTCTTCCCCAGTACCTTTTCAGGGCTGCTCGTGAGACTCTTGATCGTATTTCTAACATTCACTGTATTGAAGCCCCTCTTTTTTCTCTTAAGTTGGGCGTTGCTGGCAGGGTTGATTGTATTGCTGAGTTTGATAATTCCCTAGCAATTATTGACTTTAAGACCACGACTCGCCTTAAGAGTGACAAAATGCTTGAGAAGTATTTCGTCCAAGAGGCAGCATACGCTTACATGTATTACGAAATGACTGGTATCGAAGTAGACAAACTTGTCACCCTTTCAGTATCTGAGAAGGGAGAGATACAAGTTGCTGAAAAGTATGATAAAATACCCTATATGGACACACTAATCAAGTGGATCCATGAATACCGCTACTATGTGGAGGGTATGAAATGAAAGAAATTGAAGAAAAATTTATGACACAAGGTAAATTTACCTCACTTGTGGAGTCACGAGTTAAAGACAGTCAAGGTCTCATTAACTACATAGAAGCAGTCACATCTATCTGTGAAGAGTTTGAGATCGAAGTTGAAACCGTGAGTAAACTAATCTCTAAACCCTTGAAGGATAAGATCAAGTGGGACGCACAACAATTAAACTACATTAAACGGACGAGCAGAGGAATCCTGCCATTATGACTGACGATTTTTTCAAGAGCGACGTAGTAAGAGATGAAGTAGAAGAGATTCAAGAGTGCTATACAGAGCTCCTGAAGATGTCTGCTGGTCTGAAAGACTTTGATCCAGAGCAACGTCTGGAGCATGTCGAGAAAACTCTAGAGTTAATTGCTAAACAAAAAGTATTCTACTCTCGTTTAGCATTGGCATCACACTCTCTAGATCCAACTAACAATGAAGATAGCGAGGCAAAGTTTGTCAAGAATCGCATCGACCTCCTATCACAGGAATATTCTGGAGGCATGAATCTCATGATGATCCTTCAGACTATGGAAGATAAATTACAAACGTGGCGTAAGGAGTTGCGTGATGCCCAATCCTAATCAACTCTACGAGGATATGCAGAAACTCGATGACCTATACGAAGAGTTATGCTGGGATCCTGATGACGACCTACAATTCACGCACGATGGTGAGCGTGTGCTGATCATAAACCGCACACGGTCCCTTGACAAACGCTAAATAATATGTCACCATAATACGGTGGCAAATACAAAACACACAACCACAACGGAGAAATACATGTCTTTTGCAAGTCTCAAGAAAAAGTCTGGGTCTTTTGATAAACTGACTCAGCAGATTGAGAAGATGTCCAAACCACAGGGCGCTGGTCCCGACGAGCGACTCTGGAAACCAGGAGTGGACAAGAGCGGTAACGGTTATGCCGTGATCCGTTTCCTTCCTGAGCCTGACGGGGAAGATCTCCCTTGGGCACAAGTTTGGAGTCACGCTTTCCAAGGACCAGGCGGATGGTATATTGAAAACTCACTCACTACACTGGGTCAGAAAGATCCTGTTGGTGAATTGAATCGCACACTCTGGAATAGCGGTCTCGATTCCGACAAAGAGATTGCTCGTAAGCAAAAGAGGAAACTCTCTTACTACAGCAACATCTATGTCGTGAAGGATCAACTGAATCCTCAAAACGAGGGTAAAGTATTCCTGTATAAGTATGGTAAGAAGATCCACGATAAGATCGTGTCTTCTATGCAACCTCAGTTTGAAGACGAAGAGCCTATCAATCCCTTCGATCTTTGGCAGGGTGCAGACTTCCGTATCAAAATCCAAACCATTGGTGGTTACTGGAATTATGATAAGTCTGACTTCGCAGCACCTAGCACGTTGGGTGGTTTCGATGACGACAAACTGGAAGCACTCTGGAAGTCTCAGTATTCCCTCAAGGAATTTACTGATCCTTCTGCCTTCAAGTCTTATGAGAAACTGGAAGAGCGTCTGAATCTCGTCCTTAACAAGGGCAGGACTCAGGTCCGCACTCGTGATGAGTCTTTTGAGGATGAGGACATTGTGGCGTCTGCCAAAGTGTCACAACCAGATCCCACTCCTAGTGGATTTGGTGCTAAGATTGAAGAGTTAAACAAAGCAGATGATGGTCCTGACTTGGACTACTTCGCTGCCCTCGCTAACGACGACTAATGAAACTCCTCGCCCTTCCCCTTTTACTGCTGTGTGCGGCACCTGCCAATGCACTTACTTGGAAAGAATTCTGGGAGCCGTTTCAAGGGGATGGGCACTATCATTATTATGATTCACACTACCACAGGGACTATTACAGACCCCGTAGACATATGTGTGAGGTGCAGGTAACCAGACGTGTTTGGATTCCTGGTCGTTGGTTAGGACAATACGAATACGTCGAGGGTTACTGGGAGAAACAAACAAGACTTAAGTGGAGACCCTGTAGGTATTAGACCCATATATTATTTGACTTTTAGTTTCAAAAAAGGTCGAAAAAAAATTCGGGGTATTTTTTCGCCCTCAGGGTTTTTCATAAATTTTACTATGACACACTACAAACCATATACGCCAGAATGGCACAGATACCGTTATTTGGCGGAAGCGTTAAATACTTATCTGGATGACTATGTTGAAAATGACGTGATTATTGATGATATCAAAGATATCCTTAATACGCGATCTGAGGCATCTTATGCCGATTTTAACAAAGTTTCTGAATTAGAGTCAAAACTGCAGAAATGATCTATGCTGTCTACCGCTTATCGACTTCGCTTAGAGTCTATTTGCAAAGCAATCGCAAATAAACAATCTGTCCCTATTGAAGATATGGTATGGGCAGAAAAACTTGCCAAACGCTATACAACTGCTAGAGACTGGTTAAACAAAGCACGTCGTCAAGCATTCATTGAGATTGAAGAAGGGAGTATGGACGATTTTATGAATAGGATGGGACTAGGTGACCCCGACCCATCCAATTATAAAACGGGGTTTGATAGTGCAGAAGACATCAACGATTGGTTTAGGAGGGACAAACCTGATGACTGGCGTCAACGAGACTAACCGTAATATAGTAAATAACCTTCTAGAGAAGGTGAGTGAATTATTGGATGCAAAGGTGGAGCACTACTCATGCTCAGACAGGACTACAGAGCATGAAAAAATTGTAATTACCTACAATCACAAGGAGAAGTAATGGTAGTACCACAGACCGCAGTAATTTATTCCGATGGGAGTCAAGAGTGCGAGAGAGCGGCACAACTCCTCAGATCATTAAAAGGTGAATTTCTTGAGTATCGCCTAGATCAACATTTTACTCAAAGAGCATTTGAAGAAGAATTTGGACCAGAAGCAAAATACCCACAAATTGCGTTAGGATCGCAACATGTGGGTCATTTGAAAGAATTGCTACAATTAGCTGTAAAGAAAGGACTTATTTAATATCCTCCGCCACCACCACCGTAGTAACCGCCGCCATAGCCACCGCCATAGGATCCACCGCTACTGCCAGAAGATCCAGAGCTACCGCTGCTGCTACCACTGCTACCAGAAGACCCAGAGCTACCGCTGCTGCTGCCTTGACCACTAGATGATCCAGCAGATCCATATTGGTTAGTCTCTTCCTGAGTCTGCTGACCTGCTTGCTCAACAGTAGCAGATTCTTCACCAGTGGTGACAACAGTGCTACCATCAGCAAGCACATCACCTTCAGAGATACTAGGATCAGTAGATCCAAAGTTTCTGGAGGTGTATTCTGCTGAGGAGGCAAATTCAATAGAAGGTAACTGTCCCACCAATGTTTGATATGTGGGTTTGACGTTTGTAAATGCCTCTGCAACAGCACCTATAGTCCTCTTGATACCTGTAACAGGATCAACTTCGTTAGAAGGTAGATATTCAACTAGATTCTCAAATTCCTCAACAAATGCATCGATAAATTGAGGTTTTAATATGTGTATGCCTCTCTTATACTCATTCAGTGCCACTTCGTAGTCATAGTTGGAAATAGGTCTCACTAGATCCTCTTTAGGCACCACAGTACCATCAGGTCTTGAGTATTGGAAATCTTGAGGGACTTCAAATCCAGGTCTTAGGATTACATCACCCTGTAAGTTTCTAATTTCTTGTGTTACCCAATGATGGACACTTTCTACCTCATCAGCACCATATTTACGGACCATATGGTTATACATCTCTTGCTCTGACATAGGCCATTCATCGTAGATGTTGATGATGTTATTTGTCAGCAGGATAACCCAATCGTAGTTAACATTGCCATACATCTTGTCAGCAATCTGATCTGGTCTTTCATTATTTTGGATTGTGTATTTTTCAAATCCAAGAATAACGTCACTCAGATCTTCCCTAATTTTTATACGACGAAAGAGATTCTTCGCCATAATATAAGGATCATTACTACCTGTGCGGTAACTAGATGTCCTTACGAATACATCGGGTAAGTATGAGAAATAATTTGCCATTAGTCGTCTGAGAAGTCTTCGCGTGTGCGGTATTTTGTCTCTTGGAAAGTAAGACTCATATTATATACTGCAAAACCAAAATCCTCGGTGTCCATACCAGGAATTTGAGTGCGAATTGCGGTAGAGTCACCGAAATCAACAGACATGTCTTGCAACACCATTCTGTGTGGGAAGCGTAGTAATGTATTCATGTAACCACCCTTTGCACTTCCTTCACCTAATTCTTCTTCACCACCCTTGGAAACATATCTAACAATTTCTGCCCTAAACTTATCAGGTATGAGCAAGTAATCGTTTCCATCCTTTGCTGGGTGCATTGCTTGCCTAAGATTACTGATAATTTCATAAATTGTCTGCACATCAGCAGCACTCTTAGGCACAAATGTAAATCTAAAATTATGAGAGATGAATCCAACACCTTTGAAGAGCATCTCCTCATAAGGGTTAAACACTTTACCTTGGGTTATTTGACTAAGGTCATTAGAATCAAGGTTAAATCCGTAAGGTGATACTTCACCAACTACAGTGTTGATTGCTGTGGCACCAATTTTGAATCCGAGAGCAGGTTTCGCTGCTTTTGCCGCTCTAGACACACTGTTTCCGAATGTTTCACCATCAAGAGATCCACCAGTATCCAATACATCAGTAGCAGCATCCATCACTGCATTACCAACTGCACTGAGATTCTTGCCTTCATATTTGGCAGAGTATTTCTCATTCAAACCAGGTGGTAAATAAAGATATAAACTCCCTCTAAGTTTACCACTTGCCTTATCAGATTCCTTTCCTCTCTTTAAGTGCTGATAAATATCTAATTTAAGGTAGTCTACAACTTCAGTAGGAAAAGAAGCACTCTCTCTTACAGACGATCTGCTACTTCCATTAGTCCCTAAGGGTTTTACCCTCGGAAACACCAAAGTGGAGAATTTTTTTAGGCTCATGAGTTATTCTGGAAAGTACAAACCGTCAAATAGACATAAGTATAAGGGTGATCCCACAAATATTATTTATAGGAGTTTGTGGGAAAGAAAGTTTATGGTGTGGTGTGATAAGAATGTAAACGTGATTGAGTGGGGCAGTGAAGAGATCGTTATTCCATACATCAGTCCTGTTGATAATAGGATTCATCGCTATTTCCCCGATTTTTACGTCAGAGCACGCACTAGAAACGGAGGGACTCAGAAATTCATTATCGAGGTTAAACCGAAGATACAATGTAATCCCCCGAAGAGACCAAAAAGGCAAACTAAAAAATACATAACTGAGGTGAAAACTTACGGTGTCAACCAAGCAAAGTGGAAGGCAGCAAGAGAATACTGTAAGGACCGTCGTATGGAATTCCTAATCCTCACAGAAACAGAGTTAAACGTATGAGCATCTTCACTGATGTCAAAGACCTTGCAGAAGGCAAGTCACAAACAAAGGAATGGTATCGCAGTCAACTGCAATTTGGTCTGGAGCCATATCAAGGCACCTTTGAGGTTGGTGATATCATATTCTTTGCATATTCTGCAGCAAGTGAAAAACTGCAGTTTTATGACAGATTTCCGATGGTGAAGATATCCGACAAAGATGATCCTAACCTCCAATTCTCAGGTGGTAACTTACATTATCTACGTCCTACGGCAAGAAAGACAATCGCTGCACAGTGGTCTATGGGCAGTCCCGCGTATCCTGCCCGTTGCCATCATAAATACTTTATGTCAAATGCTACCAACATCTATACTGTTAGACCGATTGATCTGCAGGACATGACTCCATTGCCATTAGAGCAATTCCTATTTAATGCAGCAGGTCGTTGGATCGAGGTCCCTAGCAGTCATATCTGGAGTCGAGTTTAATGAGTTACAGAAATCCCAATAGTTTTCTCCGATTTGCTGATCTAGTAGCAAGTGGTGAGAAAGATATTGCTAAGTCAAATCTATTTTCGGTGGAGATTACTCTTCCAGCGATGTTATATGCTACTGGGAAAGCACCTCAGTATAGAGAGCACTACGAATCTATCAATTACTTCGCTGACAGTGTAACCATACCTGCTAGAAGAATTAAGACTCAAGCAGTCAAAACTGTTGGTATGCCATATGATTATGCATATGGTCAGCAGAAACAAGAAGTCAGAATGTCCTTCATCATGACAAAGGACATGTATCATCGTCAATTCTTTGAGACTTGGATGAATATGACTGCTAACGATTCTGAAAACAGAGTCACCTTTTATGATGAATACACAGCAGACATTCAGATTCTGAAATGGGAGAATGGCGCTAACGTTGTATATAAGGGTGCTACTAATTTTAACGGAAGACAAGTCAATTTTGAGCAGAGAATGAATAGGTCAACTGCAGTATGGCAGATGTATGGTGCATATCCATTCGATATCTCAGCAATGTCTCTTAATAACGGACCAGCAGATCTATTGAAGATTGACGTTGACTTCAAATATGAAAGATTTAGATTTGACACGGTTGCAGAGGATATTCTCACCTTCAACCCCAATGCCAACGATAAGGTTATTCGTAACTTTGATGAAATCTTTGCTCGCTTAGGATTTGCTTCCGAGCAGGTAGATTCTTCATTCTTTGGCACCTAAATAAATTTAATAGTTATGGAGCATTATGCCTTTACCTAAGCTCGCTATCCCCGAGTATGATCTGAAGTTGCCTATCACGGGCACCAAAGTTACCTATAGACCTTTCCTTGTAAAAGAAGAGAAACTTCTCTATCTTGCTATGGAGTCGCAAGACGACAAGCAGATGATCAAGGCAGTTAAGACCATTATTAAGAATTGCACTAATCTGAAACAAAAAGTAGAAGATCTTGCAACTTTTGAGATTGAGTATATCTTCCTTCGCATTCGTGCTACTGCTGTTGGTGAAGCAAGTGAATTCAAAATCACCTGCCCCGATGATAATGAGACTCAGGTCGAAGTAATGGTGCCACTCAATGAAGTTGAAGTGGAAATTCCTGCTGATCATGAGAAGAAAATGCTTCTCGATGATAATGTGGGTGTTGTTATGAAGTATCCCTCTCTTGATGTATTCATTAGTCAGAATATGTCAGATAATCCTAATATCGAGGATATCTTTGAGTTAGCAGCAGGGTGTATTGAAAGTGTTTACGATAAGGAAGAAGTCTATGACAACTTCACTAAGGAAGAAGCACTTGAATTCTTGGAAAACTTGAATTCTGAGCAGTTTGCAAAAGTCCAAAAATTCTTTGAGACTATGCCTAAACTGACATACACACTTCAGGTTACTAACCCGAAGACTAAAGTTACATCTGATGTTGTGCTTGAAGGACTTGCAAGTTTTTTCGCATAGCCCTACTGCACGACAGTCTTGAAAACTACTATAAAACAAACTTTGCCTTAATGCAGCACCACAAGTATTCACTAACCGAGTTGGAGAATATGATTCCGTGGGAAAGAGATGTATATGTGAATCTTCTCCTCGCACATATTGCTGAGGAAGAAAGACGGCAACAGCAAGATCAATCACGCATGTCCCTCTAATGGCAGCACTCCGTAGTTTCGTCAAAATTCAACCGATAACTGGTAAGTCAGGTATCGCTCAAAACATGGATCAGGTGCGTAAAAGCATCAATCGCATGGGAGCGGTAACAGATGGCATTGCCAAGAGTTTGTATGACACTACTGAGCTTCTAAAGTTTGAAACAGAGTATCTTTCAGACAATTCTAAGACTGAAGTCACGACTATCAAGAGGAAAGAGAAGAAGGATAAGACTGCATGGACTGATTCCATGCGTAAACTCCGAAGGACTTTCCGAAAGAAGAAACGTGATCGATTAGAAAATGAAGCAGAAAGGGGCGTAGAGGAAGGCAAAGAAGAAGCTAGAAAGGCAGTTGCAAAACAGAAACCCAAACTAACTACGTTTGGTAAATTCCTGAATGGTCTTGCCAAGGTCTTCAAGTATATGATTATATTTGGAGCACTAAACTGGTTAAGTAACCCGCAAAATGCTCAGAAAGCAGTAAAAGTTTTCAAGTTATTATTCACCATTGGCAAGTTTGCTTTTAACATTGCAAAGATGGGAATTGGTCTAGTCTTTGACGGACTGACTAATGTAATTGGTAACTTTAAGGATGAAAATGCCATCAAACGTGCATTCCGAGGTATACTTGGAGTCATGCAGTTGATGGGTGGACTTGCTGTGCTTAGGACAGCACAGTATATGATCATGCCTTGGAAGTTAATGAAGGACGTTAATCGTCTGAGAATGATCTTCCAGATGACCAACCAGCAGTCTGCAGAGGCAGATGCTAACAGGAAAGTAAGAAAGACTGGATATAGAGATAAGAAAACTGGAGTTATTTACTCCAAAGAAGAATACGAAGCGATGAAGAAGTCTGCCGCAAAGGCAGACCGTAAGAGTCCTGGCGCTAAGAGAGCATTTGAGGACAGATTTGGTAAAGAGAGTCGTTTCACTAAATTCAAAGGTAAAGCATCTGCAGCACGAAAAAGATTTGGTGCTGGTGCTAACAAAGTATTTGGTAAGCTCGGCGGTAAGTTAAACGTCGGCATGAGCGTTGTAGGTGGCGCTGGTAGGATTGCGGCAGGTCTCGCGATGGGCGAGAAGACATCCTCTGCTGTTGGTGCTGGTGTAGGTCAGGGTATTGGTGGTTTACTTGGTGGTGTAGCTGGCACGGCGTTGCTAGGACCCTTCCTTGGACCCTTTGCACCTATCGTTGGTAACGCAATCGGTAGTTTCTTAGGTGAGTGGGTAGGTAAAGAGTTAGGTCCAATCATGGAGCCTATCTTCGGACCTATCGGTAAAGCATTCAAGATGATGTTTGAGGTGGTCAAGCAGACTATCGGACCTCTATTCAAGCAGATATCTGAGCCCTTGGGGATGATATTCTCCCTTATAGGTCAACTTGGTAAAGTCCTGATAGATGCTGCTGGAGTCCTTGGTAGTTTTGTTAAATTGATATTTGGTGGACTGATGGATGTCATTGGTGGCACCGTCCAGTTTGTTGTAAATAACGCCAAACGTTTGATGAATCCTGCATCTATCGCAGGTGGTATTGCTGACGCATTGACATTTAATCTCTTTGACTTTGATAAGGAGAATAAGAAAGCAGCGGGTGGTTATGTAGGGATGGCAGCAGGCGGAGCCCTGCAGTTTGGTAGTCACCCTGAAGTGCTTGGAGCAGTTGGTGGAATCCTACTCAAGTCGATGGTAGGATCATTTGGTGCATTTGGATTTGTTGGTAATAAAGTAAAAGCAGTCCTATCACCTGATATCCGAAAGATATCCTCTGGACTGGGTGTCAAGGTCAGCACTGGTAGTGGTGCAACTGCTGGTGGTGTAAGTAATAGTGTATCATTCAAACCAACTCAGAAGGAAGAGAAAAAGGTTGAGAATGTACAGAATCTCACCTATAAGGAAAACCTCTATAAAGGTATCCATGATGGGTTAAATAAACTACTCATCAGTGGTATCAAGATCTTTGATCCCGCGTTAGCCGCTCAGATCAATCAACAGAGACAATCAGGCATTCCAAGTGGTCCAGGTGGTCAGACTCCTCAACAAATTGCTCCATCATCTAGTGGCAATGGTCAAAACCGTTATAGTGGAGATGCCACTGCTACTGGTAGTGTCCCCAATGATCCTGCATTTATTAAAGAGGTCAACAGAGTTGCTAAGAAGTTTGGTATTGATCCAACTGATCTCTTAGGTAAGATTGCATCTGAGTCGGGATTCAATCCCGCTGCAGACAATGGCACTCACGTCGGTCTGATTCAGTTTAGTACTGATAGCGCAGCACTGGTAGGTAAGACCCAGAGCGAAATCAAGAAGATGAGTCGTGCTGACCAGATGGGACTGGTCGAGAAATACTTTGACTATTGGAAACTACCTTATGGTGCAGGTGCTGGTCACCTCTATACAGTTACATTCCTCCCTGCATTTACTAACAAACCAGGCAATTATGTCTTGGCAAAGAAAGGTGGATTTAAGGATGATTTTGGATATCACCCAGACTCTTGGTATACAAGTAATGCTGGTCTAGACATGAATAACGATGGTAGTATTACCATCGATGAATTGGGTGAGAGAATCAGACAGAAAAAGAAAGAGTTTGGTATTCAGTCTCTTGCTAAGGGCGGTGAGATTAGAAAGAAACGTCCTAAGCAGGGTGCATACTCTGAGGACAGTATGGCGGGTGGTGAAAAACTTCAGCAATTTGCTAAGGGTGGAAAAATCTTCCTGCACTGGACGGGTGGAGGATATACATTCAAAGCTAAAGGTAAGTATCACGGTATTATTCAAGGTGATGGTAGTGTTTTCAGAGCACATGATTATAGTCAAAGATCTGGTGTTGCACACACATATCTGAGAAATAGCAGTGGTATTGGTTTGAGTATTGCTGCCATGGGCGGCAAACCAGATTATTGGTCTGTCCCTGTTAAGGATATACAAGTTGAAGCAATGGCAAAAGAAATTGCCAACATTGCTAAATCACGAGGTTGGTCACCTGATGAGATCAATGTTAAGAATGTGATGACTCATGCTGAGGCAGCATCTGGTAAAGATGGATTGCTTCCTCGTAATGACAACTATGGTCCTACAATGTGGGGTGGTGATGGTACTCGTTGGGACCTCTTACGTCTGAAGAAAAATGGTAAGAATGGTGAGGGTGGTAACATCATTCGTGCTATGGCACGAGGTTTCATGGGTGGTGATTCCACTGTTAGAGAAACAGATGATTCCGTAACAGATTCATCCACTACCATTAGTAGCACTAATCAGGATACAAGTGCAGCAATCACGGCAGGGAATCAGCAGCAGGAAGAAGCTAAACCCGAGAAACCAAAGACTCTTGCAGAGATGCTGGCAGCGTTTGAAACGGGACTTAAGTCTGCACTTACAGCATTTGGCACAAATGTCTCAGGTGGTGGTGCTGAAACTTCTGCTTCTGGAGATGGTGTGAAAATTGATAGCAGTGTTATTCCTGAGAAGATTCAAGCAGTAGGATCTATGAAAGAAAACGTTGCCAAGAAACTACAGGCGATTAAAGATAAGGCAGTACGTGATGAAGAAGGTGATATTGTCCCTGTTGTTATGGAGAAGTTAGTCATACAAAAAGTCACACAGCAGATAAATACATC